ATGGTTCACAAGAAAAAACAACGGACAAAGACAGTATCCATTAGCACTGTTGTGGTAGTTATTGGCGTCGCTATTTTACAACAGACAGGTGTTATTTCTGATATTGATAACAAGCTACAGCCTGCCGACACTAAAAGTAGTGTATCAAGTAATAAGATTAGTCAACCAACAGTTAATCTTAAAGATGGCATCAATTATGGTACTGTTTTTGATAAATATCCAAGTGAATCGTTAAGCAAGACGGTTCTAACAAATGATGTTGTTGCGCAATTAAAAGCGAATAAAGTAACCTTTAATAATACCGGTTCATATATCGTTAACGATGATAAAACAGATTTAAATGCAAACGTTAATGTAGCACCATATGTGCAATTATCATCCCAAGATGGTCTAGGAAGACCAAGAGTAGCTAATGCCTATTTAAACAAAAGTAGTCGACAATATCGTTCACGAGATGAAACAGGTAATTCAAAAACGATTAATCCAGTTGGTTGGCATCAAGCAACAATCGGAGGGACATATAATACTTTGTACAACCGGGGGCATTTAATTGGATATGCTTTGGCCGGTAATATTAAATCATTTGATCCATCTGAGGCAAATCCACAAAATATAGCAACACAAACTGCCTGGGCTAATCAAGCATCGAATGGTAACGCAGAAAATACTGGTCAAAATTACTATGAAACGCAGGTTCGCCGGGCACTAGATGGTAATAAAAGGGTTCGTTATCGCGTAACACCAATTTATCGTAATAATGACTTAGTACCGTCTGGTAATCATATGGAAGCTAAGTCAAGTGATGGACAGCTAGAGTTTAATGTCTTTGTGCCAAATGTTCAGCAGGGTGTAAAAATTGATTATGCAACAGGCGCTAGTACGCTGGTTAAATAAGCTGTTGACTAAATAATTCATGAAATTATGAAACGATTATCAAGCATCGATATTAATAGGTCGATGCTTTTTAAATACAACAATTAAAGGATTAAAAATGGTGAACTTGAAAATTTTTATAAAACGGTAATTTATTCCCTATAATTAGGCTATACAAAATAATTAACTAATTTAGGGTATGATATAAGGGTAGTGTTGATCGTTCTTTTGTAGTTTATTGATGTTTTTAATTTAATGGGTTGCTGCTAATAAAATAAAATTAAAAAAACTGACTAAATCTTTAATGATTTAGTCAGTCAAATAAATTGGACACCAATTCGGAACTAGGCACAATGTGAATGCCTTTATATCAACATTTATAGCATCTATAAAATGGACCTGGGGGGCATTAGGATTGCTAGTTGTAAATACCGTATGCATACTTAAAATGCTGTTATATCAACGTTTTGCGTTAATAAATAAATATTTCAATTACTATATTTTCCCGTGGTTTCCCGTAGTTTTCCAAAAAATTTGCCACTAGATTTGCCACTAAAATTATAGTTGTGATAACAATGAAATTGATTTTTGCTCTTCATGGGTTCTAGTCTTTTGTAATAGATGAGTATATATATCTAATGTCATGCTAATTGTTGAATGACCTAGTCTTTCAGAGACGTATTTAACATCAACATTCTTTGAAAGTAACCAACTTGCGTGAGTATGTCTAAGACCATGAAAGGTAATCCTTTTAGGTGATTTAATTTCAATTAACACTTTCTGCAATTTTTTATTAGCAGCATTACTTGTTTGTGGCAAACCAGTTTCTTCATTACAAAATATGAAGTCATTATTGTTATGAACAGGAGACCATGCTTTTAAATCAATAATTAAATTGTTAGGAACACTTACCACACGATTAGATGATTTATTTTTTGTTTCTTTAATTTTGCGTGATACTTGATCCCATGCTTTGTTGATAGAAATAGAATTACTAGTTAAATCGCTCCAAGTTAAGGCAGCGACTTCTTCATATCTTGCGCCAGTATTTAACGCCATTATGATCATCATGTCGCTAACACTGCGTTCAAATATTGGAATGCTAGTTAAAAATTCAATCAACGCTTTCATTTGTGGTTCTTCTAAAAATTTTAAGTCTTTATTTTTTCCATCTTTTCCCGTATAAGTTAAACCAATTGTCGGGTCAGTGGAAATCAAACCATCATATAAAGCGCCTTTGATAGATTGCGCTAGATATGTCTTAAGTTTTTTGACAGTACTAAAAGCGTAATCTTTTGCTAAGCCATTTAAGAAGCGTTGCAATATCGGACGCGTTAATTTAGCTAACGAAACATTGTTCAATCGTTTTGAATAAACGTTGTAAGCAAATTTATGCCAACGCTTTTGTGCATCACTCACGTCCGATCTATATAATTCACACCATGATTGGAAATAATCGGGGAAGGTCTGCTTACTATCAACTGTGAATTGACTAGTGGTTTTATCGGATTCTTGTTGTTTTATCCATGCTTTAGCGGCACTTTTGGTTGTAAAACCACCTTTGCTTTTTCTTCTATATTTACCTTTTTCTTTATACGATACACGGGCTAAGTACTTAGAGCCACGTTTTTCGATATCAGCCATAATTAGTTTAAACCTAACCTTTCATGTAAAAAATATAGATAGTTTAAAGACGTGTCTAGGTCGTGGTATACTAGATACGTTAAATAAAGCGCACAAAACGCTTGTTAATATTCGAATGCACGTACACATCTGTTTGGCGATAGGGGTGTGCGTGTTTTTTTGTTTAGTTTCCTAAATGTTGAATTGCATAATCAGCTTCTTCAGGCGTAAATAATTCTCCAGCTTGAGAGGTTAATTGTTCTCTAATTTGTTCAGGACTTAAATTTTGTTGATTACGATAATCTTTCGCTTTGTTCAAAGCATTCTTGTTGTAATCAGCTTTGAGATTATCAACAGCATATTGAGCTTCTTCTTCTGTAAATTTCTCTCCTGTGCTTGCTGTTAACTGTCGGCGAATGCCTTCTTTTGACATGTTTTGTTGCTTTGAGTAATCTTCAGCCTTTTTCAAAGCGTTTTTATTATAATCAGCTTTCAAATGATCTACTGCGTATTGTGCATCTTCTTCTGAAAATTTATCGCCAGTAGATGCGGTTAATTGAGCAAATATTGCTTGCTTTGACATGTGCATCATTGATGAGTATGTCTTAGCCTTTAGTACAGCGCTTAATTGACTTTTACTTGCTCCTTTAGTATCGACTGTTTCAGTAGAATTACTGCTAGTAGCCGTTGAAGAGTCGCTTGAACTATCTTTATTAGTAGTAGTTTCCTCACTACCATTAATTGAACCAATTGCAATTAGCGCAACCAATACAATAACTACCCATACCCAAATTCTTTTGAAAAATGGTTTCTTTTGTTTCTTTTCCCGAGCCATTTTGCCCACTCCTAAAACAGCTTTTAACGTGGATCAGTATTGCACGTAGTTTAATTAGCTACTGTTAATAGCCGTTCTATTAAATAATCAGGCGTTCCGCTAACTTCGATAAAATGCTGTACGTACTCAACTGTGCCACCTAGTTGTACATATATTGACCATAAGTAGGCAGTAGCAGCGACATTTGCATCGTGTTCTTGTTGGTTGCGAATGTCGTTTTCATAATGTCGTTTAACGTGATTGTTGAGCTTATGAAACATCTCATGAGCTAATATAAAAGGTGTTGCCTGGTTCTTATCGTATAGTCCACGATTTTCCTTAGTATTTATAACAGCGATAGCATCTAAATGATCAACAGCTCTAAAATCAACGCCTAGCCTTCTAATATCTCTAGTTATAATATCTGTAATGTCATTTTTATTCATTTAGTCACCAAAAATAACTCGCAATAAATTTTTATCATGATCAGTCAATGGGCGACCGTCAGCAGATAAATAATCATCCCAGTTGTCATTTTCGGCAATTTCCTTTAAATCTACCGGTTTATCACTGGTAGATTTTTTATTTGCGTGCATATCATCGGTGTCACCTAATAAGTAGTCTACTGATACACCTAGGACATCAGCAACTTTTTTCAGGTTTTCCGTACTAGGTTGTTGAGTTTTCCATTTGTATATCGCATTTTTTCCAAGCTTAGCTTTGTCATTTAAAGCAAGCAGGCTATAGCCTTTTTCTGATGCGAGTTGTTTAACTTTGTCTAAGACATTCATGCAATTTCTCCTAAAAAGAAAATTATTTAGATAATCGTCTTGACGACTTTAGATAATTGTCTTATACTTAAGTCATTCAAGTAATAAGCAACAAAAAAACAAGCAATTATCAAATGTACTTTTGACGAGGTAAACATGATAAATGTAGTGATTTATTGCGTTTTTTAACTATGCACTAATTATAGACAATCGTCTAAAATAAGTCAATGAATTTTACTTGAAAATTAAACAGGAGGTTAAACCTATGAGCATTAAGGAAGCAAACAAAACATTATTTGATGCACGTAAAGGATTTAAAGACTTCATCGAGTATAAGCAAATAAACGTTGAAGAACTTGCTAATCACATTGGTAGGACACAGTCTTACGTTTATCAATTGATGAACGGACAAGCAAATAATCGACAAGCATATGTATGCCTAAACAAGTTATTTAATTATACAAAATATGATGGCGAAAACTGGTTAGAACTATAAGGAGGCAAAACAATGACACAAGCAAAAAATAGCAATATCACTAAGCGTATAAATGTCAGTGGTTTAGATGAACTAAAAAACCTGTCCGAAACACTAGTAAAGCAGTGCGAACAGGTTAGTGAGACTATCGAAAAAATAAACTCCCTACAAGTTACTTTTTCGATAGATGATTAGGAGAAGAACATGTTAACAATTTTACTTATTTTAATTTTGGTTCTAAATATCATTCACATTATCCAATTAATATGGATTGATCATAAATAGGAGGCATGACATGGAACAAGATAATCAAGATTTAAATGACTTGATTGAGTTAGAAGCATCTTTTCTACCAGAAGAGCAAACTGCTGCAAAAGAAATTACCAAAATTTTGAGAGATAAAAATTTCTCTTATAAACAAAAAAGTAAAGTACTTCATTTTGTGGATGAAGCACTTTACACGGTATTAATTAACTACTGTGATTTTGACAAAAAAACATCCCAAGCTAATGGCGATAGCGAGGGATGTAAAAAAACTTTTTCGATTCAAAATAATCTTATTAAAAATCAACATGCCCAGAAATAGTAACTGCAGAAATTTGGTCTGGAAAGAAAATTAATGATGAAAACTTTCCACCTGAATTTAATTCTACGACATTTTTAAGGCAAAATGGTGATTCAAATGTTTCATCCCTTGAACGTTTACTAGATGACATTTTTTCATTATACGAATCGGTGATTTTAGACATTAAATCATTTTCATCTTCAGGTAAACAAACTTCTCCTCTGAATATGCCTGCTGAAGTAATAACAACAAGTTTTGGAAATGAATCGTTTTCGGCATCCAATTCTTTTGGGCTGCCATTAGAAATGATATTAGACAAAACTTCTATAAAGGATGTCTTGTATCCCATATTTTTTCTCCTTTCATTAGGACTAAGCAAATGAGCCAGTAAATCAATTATAGCAATAAAGAAAGAAGGAAACGACATGACACAAACAGAACAATTAGTTGAACTTCAAAACGGAGTAGCAACTACAACTTCACTACAAGTAGCAGAAACGTTTGAAAAAAATCATCAACACGTTATAGAAGCAATTAAAAATCTCACTGTCGAAAATTCGACAGTGAAAAATATGTTTAAAGAAACAACATATGTAAATAGTCGAGGACGTGAATATCCAATGTATCAAATGGATAAAGACGGGTTCACATTATTGGTGATGGGATACACGGGACAAAAGGCGACTGAATTCAAGCTTCGCTATATTCAAGCATTTAACGAAATGCAAAAGCAACTTGATCAACAATCGTTGCCAATGACTACTGATGAAAAGATTGCGTTAATAGCGCAAGGTAACGTTGAGTTCCGAGAAGAACTAGATGAAGTAAAAGATAACGTTGATGACTTGAAAGACCGTTTCGGGTTGCCAGCAGCACAAGCTAAGTCGTTAGAACAATCACGCAAGAAACATATCGTTACGTTACTGGGTGGGTACGATTCCAATGCTTATCAACATATTAGTGGAAAGACATTCAAACAAATAGGAAGAGACTTTAAAGAACGTTTCAATATACCACGCTATGATTCATTGCCATTATCTAAATTTGATGAAGGCATGGACTACATCAAAACTTGGCTATTACCAACTAACCTTGCGTTAGAAGTACGTGAGCTTAACTCTCAAACAAAGTTAGATGTTTAGGTCGATTAACAATGAGAGTTTATGTAAATGAAAAACCAGATAATCCGCAGGAAGGGGACATCTGGTTTAGCAAAAATGACGTTATGTACAAATATATTGATGAACTCTGGATTATATTAGTCAGTCCTAGCGAGTGTGGCGAAGTTAATGAATCTCATGACGATTATCTGGACGACTTACAAAAGACTTCTGAAACTCATGTAGTAATTTCGCTGCTATGTCTGGGTATCCTAGTTTCTTTGACAGCTTTGATGCTTCTGTTAATGATTCTATGAGAATCAAATCAAACGCATTGGAAGCAGCAATTGCATTACTTTCATAGTTCTTGTAACCATCATTACCTATATAGAATAATTCGTCACTGCCCATAAGAAAATCGTAAATTTCTGTTCCTGCTTTTTTGGGTAAATATTTAATGTTTTCTCTAACTAAGTTTTGAATTCTGTTATCTACAGAAATATCTGGCCAATGTTTATGGGCATACACATAACTTCTAGTTACTCCATACCAAATTGAATCTAATTTATAGTGCGTTAAAAGAGTTAATAACGGGCCGTAATAATTCAGGTAGGCAGCTTCTTCATTTTCTAGCTTATGTTTTCTAGAAACTGAAAAATAATAAGCACAAGCAGCAGCAACAAACGGTGTAAATAGGGCTACACAAATCGTGATTATTTGAATTATCAATTTAATTAATTTTCCTTTCATTAGGACTAAGTAAATGAGCTAGTAAAACAATTATAGCAATAAAGAAAGAAGGAAATAACATGACTGAATATAAAATTCAATCTATCAATGATCCATATGGATTAGTCGAACAACTATTTGATGTCCTTGAAGAAACCGATAAGGAAGCCAAGCATGAACAAGCAAAAGAGTTCATGAATAGCTACTTAGATTATTTGAGTGATACAGGAGATTAGCTATGTCGAGGCCAAAACCAGAAATCCCAATTGAGCAACGCATTTGGTTAGATGGGCCAACAGCGGCTGCATTACTGGGCTATGGAGAAGAAAAATTTCAAGAAATCAGGGAAGAAACTACGTTTGTAATGGCAGGCGTTGAAGTGAGAGATGGTAGGTTTTCTCAAAAATTACTGCGCAAGTGGGGCAACAGAGAAATATAGAAAGGAGATAGATATGAACTTCAGCGATATGAACTTAGTGTTTCAAGCAATGTGGCTAATCATCAAATATATTGTACTGCCGGTGTTAGCAGTAAGTGGTGCACTTTGGTTGGTAATTGAGTACTGGGAAGCAATCAAGTATTGGTTGCGCATCAGTAGCCGAATAATCAGCTTGGCATTCTTGATGTTGGCTTGGTTAATCATTCGTTTGATTGACGGTAAAGAAGCAGCCGATAAGAGGATTTAAACATGGGAAAGCCCAAAGCAATTATGTTAGCTGAATACGAAGAACGCTATCAAAAATTTGCAAGTATGCGTTCAAAATATCCAAACATCAAGCGAAGCAATCACAGTCATTATTTCAAAGTGATAGCCAATGAATTACACATTAACGCTAACTCACTATATGTAGAAAGGTATGAAGGGAGGTGGCGAAAAGAACATGAAACTAAGTGAAGCTGAACAAATAGCCACACTGGTTAATGATTATCTGCCAGAAAGTGAACTGGTGTATATGATTAACCCTTATTTCAAAGAAGATGATAAACACGCTAATGGCTTTGAAATCGTTGTTGATAGGTTCAACACGATCGTGTCGGACTTCCAACTAGCGCAATGCTATTACGCAGTATTAGTAGACCAAACAAAAAAACGCCTAGCTATGAGCAGTGGCTAGGCGAAATGTAATGAGGAGTAGCAGTCAAAGCTACCCCTTCAGTTTAACACTAAATGCGAAAGGTTTAAATATGAATAGACTGAAAAAATTGCGAAAACAAAATCACTACACTCTACAAAACATTGCGGATGCTATTGGTGTGTCAAATGGTACAGTTGCAAACTATGAAAATGAAAAGCGTGAGCCGAATATAGCAACGCTAATCAAATTAGCCGATTACTTTGATGTGTCAGTTGATTACTTGATTGGACATGAAAAAGCATCCAACCACTGCAATGGTTAGATGCTCGGGTAATTATATTTGAACTAAAAATTACCCTTTTATTTTAGCACGAAAGGAATAATACATGCCAGAAGATTTAATTGACCCACCAAACGATGATGAACCTTGGGGTTACGACTACGAAGGTGACGAGATTTATTTAGGTGATGAAGTCGTTGACGTTGAGGGAGTTAATGTTCCTATCGTCAAAGCAGCCGACTTCTTAGTGAGCAACTATGCAAAAGTAGATACGGAGGAATATAGGCATGGATGAATTACAAGCAATCGATACACACGTTGCAACAATTGTTACAACAGATGGCGAAATGGTGCCAGTTACACAATTAACAGTTAAAGATTTTGAGAACATGGATGATCGTACGCTTGAAGAAGTTAATTATCTTTTCAAAATTGCTGATAAAGCGAAAAAGGTAGCGAAAAAGGAAATAGACAAGCGTTTAGAAGCGGGTCATACATTTAGTCGGTACGTTCATAAAAATCGTAAATCTGATGAATTTGATGCAGATAACAACGATTTTAAAGCACAAATGATTTATAAATATGGTTATGATACCGTGCTAGTTAAAAGTCCTGCCAAGCTGAAAGAAAAATTTGGTGATGTGATTAACGGTGATGTTGAACCACACATTGTGCATGGCACAAAGCCTTACGCCACTTGGGAATAATGATGAGGTGTCAGAATGACTGAAGAAAATACAACATATAGTGGGCTATTTGAAGCTTTGTCAGCGCTACAAGATGCTATTGAGCAACCAAAAAAAGATGCAAGTAATCCAATGTTTAAATCATCATACGTCACGCTAGATGCAGTTATTGCATCAATCAATGCAGCTAAAAGAAAAGTGGGAGCTAAGATATTTTGGCACAACGAACCGAGAGAACGGGTTATGTGGACAGTGATTGATGGTTATGGTGAACGCTTAGAAATACAGGGCGCTCCTATTGCAGGAGATTTAGGCAATCGTGGTACTAACAGCGCACAAGCAGAAGGTTCAGCAGAGACATACGCTAGACGTTATTCGTTATCAATGGTGTTTGGCATTGCAAGTGATGTTGATGATGATGGTAATGCAGCGCCTAAAGGTCAACCAAAAGCACAACAAAAAACACAAAGCCAACCGAAAAATAAATTGAATTCAATGTTTGGTGGCGTATCAAAAGCGTTCAGAGACAAGAATGGCTTCACTGAAGAAGCAATGTATCAAGCAATTAGCCAACAATTTAATACAAACATTAATGGTTTCTACACGTTTAACGATCTAAATGATCAACAAAAGGAAGCAATTATTAATTGGCTGCGTGCAGGAGTCAAGTGATGGATTTATGGGGACGTATAATAGCGGTCAAAGGTAATCAAATAGTGGTCTCACTAGAAAGCCAAGAAGAGTTAGCTAGTTTGTCCCTATTTACTACCGAGGAGCAACCGCAAGTTGTTGTGAACGTGCAAGATGAACGACATTTGAGTGTTTTGCAACGAAAAAAGGCATATGCCATTATCGGCGAAATTGCATCGTGGTCAGGCTATCTACCCGAGGAGCAAAAAGAGTGGATGAAGTATTTATTTACAGCTGAAACGGGCACATCACATTTTAGTTTTGCAAATACTGATATGACGACAGCCAGGCAATTCATCACGTTTCTACTGGAATATGCGCTTAAAAATCATGTGCCAATGACACACAGTGGACTGACTTATCAAGATGACTTAGATGCTTATATGTACCAGTCATTGAAATATCGGTCATGTGTGATTTGTGGCAAGCATGCAGATGTTCATCATCTTGACACTGTTGGCATGGGGAATGATAGAAATCTCGTTGATCACAGGCAAAAACATTTAATTGCTTTATGTCGTGAACATCATAAAGAAGCCCATCAATTAGGCTGGCCAACATTTAAAAATAGATATCACGTTAAAGGCATTAAGTTAGATGCTCAAACGTTAAATAGATTAGGAATAATGACATACAAGCGAATGGAGGAAATCGATGATAAACAACGTCGTACTAACTGGCAGACTAACTAAGGACATGGAAGTTAAGTATACAAATTCAGGTAAAGCGGTGGCTAGTTCATCCGTAGCTGTACAACGTCAATACAGCAGTGCTAATGGCGAACGTGAAAGCGACTTTATCAACTTTGTAATTTGGGGTAAATCAGCCGAGAACATGGCAAAGATGACTGCTAAAGGTTCAATGATTGGGTTAGAAGGTAGCATGCAAACACGCAGCTATGATAACAACCAAGGTCAAAAAGTCTATGTCACAGAAGTGAATGTCCGAAACTTTACGTTATTGGAAAGTAAGGAACAAACCGACCAGCGTAAACAAGGCGGTCAAGGTAACTTCAATCAAGGCAACAACTTTAATCAATCACAAGGCAATTTCAATAAGCAACAGTCTCAATCACAACAACAGGGTGGATTTAATCAACAGCCACAGCAACAAGGTAACTTCAATCAACAACCACAGCAGGGCGCTTATAGTCCTGAACAAATGTTTGGAACACCTGAAAACTTTGAAAGTCAGTTACCGTTTTAGGAGGATTGTATGATAAATAAACGCTATTTTTGGTTGAAACTACCTGAAGAATTTTTTAATCGTAAAGAAATTAAAGCGTTGCGCAGAATTGCTGGTGGCGACACTTATACAGTTATTTATTTGAAGATGTTGCTAAAAAGCTTGCAAAGCGATGGCAAGTTATATTTCGAAGGCGTTGCAAATAACTTTATTGAAGAAATTGCATTGGATATTGATGAAGATATTGAAAACGTTCAAGTGACTGTAAATTACCTGCACAACAAGGGACTTTTAGTTGATAGTGGTAGTGATGAGGTAGAGCTAGTTTCAATGAAAAGTATGGTTGGTTCTGAAAGTTCATCTACCGAGCGTAAGCGCAGACAAAGAGAACGAGAACGTCAAACGCTGATTGAACGTGACATTGTCACACCTAAGTCACGACAGGGTCACGTAGAGATAGAGAAAGAGTTAGATATAGATAAAGAGATAGAGACAGAGGGAGAGATAGAGAAGAAACAATCCCACCCAACCGCCACCGTTCGACAACAGTTGTCTGATGCAATTGAAAAGAATGGTTTCTCATTAGTTCTAACGCCTTTCCAGTCTGAAAACTTATTAGCTTATGTAGAAGATGACCATATGGAAGTTGGTGTTGTTATCAGGTCGTTGGAAGAAGCATCTAACAATGGCAAACGTAATTACAACTATGTTCGTGCAATCTTAGAAAACAAATTAAAAGAAGGTATCACGACAGTTGCTAAGTGGGATGCAAGTAAACGTGATTTTCAAGAACGTAGAAATGCTAACCAAGTACCCAAAAATGATGAAAGTGCTGAATGGGCACGAGAAATGGAAGAGTATTGGAAAGGTAATTAGTGTTGTATGGGTAATTTATCAGAAGCTATGGAAAAATTACATGAATTTGCGCTATCAAAAGGTACTTTAAAAGCTATGCCTACCCAAGAAGAAATTGCAGAGAAAAAGCGATTGGAACATGATGCAATTATTAAAAGTTGGCAAGCTCAAGAACGAGCTAAGTATTTCAAAGCTAGTCTTTGGGGTGATGAAGCAGAACGATCATTCACATTTCAAGATTGGCAACCAGTCATGCAAGGCGAAAATGAGCAGACAGCCAGAAACGTGGCTAATCAAGCGTATAAGGTCATGAAAGAGTTGGATGGGCAATTATTCAACGTCATGCTTTATGGCAAGGCAGGGACGGGGAAAACGTCCTTAGCGTTAGCAATTATCAGTGGTCTATCAGAAGAACGTTCAAAGATGTTTGTTTCGCTTGTTGAATGGCGAGACATGACCTATCAATCATTTCATGATGAAAAGCTGCAGCAGAAGTTAGCAGTGATTGAGAAATACATGCGTGAAGTCGATGTGCTGGTTCTTGATGATTTTGGGAAAGAAACGCAAAAGGAAGCCAAAGAAAAAGTAGCAGGCATGTTGTTTAGGTTGGCTGATGCTCGCAAGGGCAAAGCAACAATCATGACTTCAAATGATAACGCAGTTGCATTAGCTAATAAATATGACAATGCAACACTTTCTAGGTTAATTCCTAAGAACCCCAAGCATGTGATTGCTATGAATAAATTAAGAGACGTAAGAGAGGTGTAGCAATGGACGAAGAAACGTTATACGAGCTACATGCTCATGTATTTGGCGAAGATAGGTATTGGGGCGCCATGCGATGGGAGCGCGTGGGCTACATGAAAAAGTATTTAGCTAGTGTTTACCCGATTTCGATTGATGACATCACGATTGTGAGGGCAAATTAATGGCTAAGTTAATCATTCCCTTAACAGTATTCATGATTCCTAAGCATGGGAAGCTAGTAAAAGTAACGTTGAATGAATGGATTAATGTACACGGCGTTAAAAACGGCATGGGACGACACATTGCAGCAGGATATAAGAAGCGTATTCAATCAAAGATTGTGGCAATTGTCGACCAAGCAATGGTTGACGGATTAGGTCCGATTGATAAAAACACCAAATTTCAACTTGATTGGTATTTCCCCAATCGCAGAACTGACTTAGACAACTGGACATTCACGCATAAATTCATTTTAGACGGGTTCCAAGAGGCTTCTGTACGTGGCAAGGTATTTTTACCTAACGATAATTTGACGTACGTAGCGAGCCTACATGACGATTTCAGGGGCATTGACAAAGAGCATCCCCGAGTCGAAATAGATTGGAGTAATAAAAATGATGAGTTCGAGAGTTAACATAAGTCCGACTGCTTATGAAGCACGTTATAAAAAGTTTGTTGAACTTTGGAATAGAGGGCTATCAAAAAAAGAAATAGCTAATGAACTGCATATTGGTGTTCATATTGTTGGTGGTGAAAATTACCAAAAGCGCCTTGAAACCGCAAACGGTATGTATGAACTACGTGAGAGTAAAGTCGATAATTTAAAGATAGATAGAACCAAAATGATGGATCTAGTTCATAAATTGGAACATCGATATCATATTGGCGAGTTCACAAAGGACCAGTATGGGCGTGGTTACACAATTAGATTTGATGATGCAACGATACCCAATGATGATCCTGATTATATTGAGCTGCAAAAAGTGATTCACGCTAATCACTAGAACAAACAGCCGAGGGTGGAAAGACTGAAAGCCCGTATGAAAATGAAACATGAAATTGATGAATTCACAGTTCACGAGGCGCGCAAGATGATTGAGAGGGGCTACTAATGGATAACGAAGATGAAAATGGTGGTCACGGATATATGGAATTTGGCAGCATAGGCAGTGCTGTCGTGCAGGTATTTCGTGCAGATGATAATGACGGAGGTGAAGTTGATGAGTGATAAATATGTGGTGTCGCAGGAGTTTATGGATGAGTTGGAAGAGTGGAAACAACAAGGAAATACTGAGGCATATTTTGTTGGCTGGTATGACATATCAGTGTTACCAGATGACGTTAAACGTTGGTGGACCTACCCAGAAATAAACAATTTTGAAACTAACAACCGCCTAATCGCAATCATTCGTTGGGTAAACGGTGAAGATGTATTTGAAGTAGAGAAACCTAAGAAGTGGGTTGTGCGGAGTAAAGAAGTTAATGATGACGGTGACAAGCACTATTGGAAACTTTTGAATTTACGTGGGGTGTTAGAAGTGACGTCCACGTTTGAATTACGTCTTGCCACCAAGTTTGATACCAAAGAAGAAGCACAATCATGGGCAAATAGTCATCAAGAAGTTATTGAGGTGGAAGAGTGATGCGAGAGATTAAATTCAGAGTTTGGGATAATGAAACTAAAAAGTTTTGGCACGAGGGTAGAAATTTATCACTTGTATCTTTAGTAGCGGACAACTTAGTCAATGATGATAGTACAGTGCTTGAACAATATACAAACATGACTGATAAAAACGGCGTTGAAATATACGAGGGTGACATTGTTAAGACTGAGACAAGTATGGTACAGACCGTTGTAGGGATTACACCAATTTATATTTATGAAGATACCTATACCTTAGTACAAGCAACGAAATCCCTATCTGACGAAATTTTCGTCCTTGATAATAGCGATGTGGTTATTGGAAATATCCACGAGAACCCAGAGTTGTTGGAGGTTGATTAGTAATGACATATGACAATGTGAAGCACCCTAAGCACTACTTGCTAAGTGATGGTACAGAAGTTAAAGACCACATCAATAGTATCGTAGGGGACATGCTAGGACGTTCAGCATGGAAAGTGGCTAACGTGATTAAGTATGTGGCACGAGCTGATAAGAAAAACGGCTTAGAAGATTTAAAGAAGGCACGTGAATACGTGGATATGCTGATTGCGGATAAGGAAACAGAAAATAGCCGACGTGGTCGTAACTGGAAACGATTTATACGAGTTGTTAAGCGCTTATCACGGCAAGGCATATCAGATTATGAAAGTTAAATCATTGAGCAATCGGGAGGAATGGTAATGACAAATGAAAAATGGACTCCTGTTCCAATTGTTCCATATAACATCAAATATTTAGTATCAAATCTAGGAAACGTAAAAAGTATTGATAGACAAGTTAATTATCGGCAAAAAACTTCTAAAATTATTGCTAAAAGAATATATCCAGGACGATTATTAAAACAATCAACTAGTGTTGAGGGATATAAATTTGTGGCACTCAAAATTGATGGAAAAACTAAACAAATATATGTTCATAGGTTAGTTGCTATGGCTTTTGTTGATGGATATGATGATGGTTTAGTCGTAAACCATAAAAATGAAAATAAAGCTGATAATCGTTCTGCAAACCTAGAATGGTGTACACAAAAATATAATGCTAATTATGGAACGAGAAACGAAAGAATGCGTAAAAGTTTAATCGAAACAAAGAAAGGGCATCGTCATGCAAACACAATCTAATACAAACTATTTTAAGTGGTTATGGTTAGAATTAAAATCATTGAATGCAGCAGGAGCAATAATGCTATCGTTTATAGTAGGCGTACAACTTGCGTTTTACTTGTCAGCACCAATAACCATGTTGTCTACGATAACATTACTTGCAACATTGGTCGGTTCAGCATGTACAGTCTATATGAGTTTAGGTAAGCCAATTAACGGGCTGTTAGGTTTGATTAGTGCAATTGGGTTTATCTATATTAACTGGACCGCAGGACATTATGCTAGTGTGTTAGATCAATTAGTGTTTGTTGCTTTGATTGATTTACCGCTTATCTTCACTTGGAAGACGTGGGGGCACAAAGTTGAAAATGGTGTGAAGTTCTTAACTAAAACAGGTTGGCTACTAACAATTGCTTTCATCTTGATTGCATGGTACCCAATGATGTTGGCATATCAAACGTTAGGTGATACAAACCCGCTTTGGGACAGTATTGTGCTTATTATTGGGGCAATGGCTTCATTGTATGTATTCAAAGGTTACGGCGATAGCTACACGTTATGGTTGGCATCAGATGCCGTTAATATTTTGCTATGGGTGTCAGCACTATTTGCAGGCTATTCAGCCAGTTCATTACCTATGTTGCTAACTATGAGCTTCTACCTTGCAACAGCCTTATATGGTCGTTTCTGGAGCATTTGGCGAGGTAATAAGTAAATGGAACAACCAAAATTTACGGTTGATGTTGTTCAAAACATATTAGGTGTTACCGAAAGTTTTAAAGTTCCTGATGTGTTGATGAAGTTAATGTTTAATCGTGAAAAACGTGAAAGTGTATTTAGAAAGTTTTTGGAAATTGATACAGATGTTTCGTATGACTGGTTTCATGAATACTTTGAAACTGAACAAGCAGAACGAAAAAAGAATAAACAAGATTTCACGCCTGATAGTGTGTCTACTTTGTTAAGTAGGTTAGTTGGTGAAAGTCATGAATATTTTGAACCAGCAGCCGGAACAGGTGGCATAGCTATTAAACATTGGTGGGAAGATCTAACACAAAATCACAATCCGTTTTTCTATTCGCCACATGAAGATTTCATGCAACTAGAAGAAAAATCGGAAAGGGCACTACCGTTCTTATTGTTCAACTTATCAATTAGAGGAATCAATGCAATCGTTGTTCACGGCGATTCATTAAGTAGAGAAATTAATAATGTGTATTATATTTTGAATGATAAAGATGATTTTCTTTCATTCAGTACTATTAATGTCATGCCACAAAACAATACGATTAAAAAAGAATTTAGCGTATTAAATTGGATTGATGAGCCTATTGATTATATTGAAGCTGATACAGATTATTGGAATGAGAATGTCATCAAAAATTTAGAAATAACTAAACGTTTCGCAGAGAAATACGAAAGGGTAACAAATGGATAGAGTGATTGTATTGGTGTTCTTTCTGATGCTTATAGCGATTGCTTTAATGGGGTATTGGTTGGTATGAGAACTTACTATTTTTTTAAAGGGAAAGACGGTTGGTTTCGAGATAGTTATACGCAAGCAGGAGATTTGGTTTGGGTGCAAGTAACTGATATTAAAAAAGCCTATCGAGTATCTAGTGCGTGGTTGATTAAGCACATGGTATCAGATGAACTATCTGGTTATGAGTATAAAGTTGAAAGGCGCAATCGTAAGTATGAACTGATTGAGGAGTAGGCATGGCAGATAAATTGGACAAGCTATTGAGTGATTACTTCACAGGTGTTTTAGATGCCAATATTAAATTACGTAGAGCAGAATTGAAATATTTTAGTAAGCATGTACCAGATGAAAATATCGGTGGCGGACGTAAACAAAATGATTATAGTAATCCAGTTGAGCTGGCTATGATCCGTGAAGAAGATGATGACGAGTTGAGCGCTTGGATTTGGCAAAAGGAAATCATCGATATGTGGTATGACTTAACAGTTGAACCGCAACGAACAATATTGTCTGAACGTTATGGTCGTAAGAAAAGCTGGTTAGCAATTTCATTGATTGTTCATGCTGATGAGCGTACATGTAGGGAATGGCGAGATAGATTCAAGCAGGGAGTGGGAGTTTGGTTAAGTGATACACCTGAGAGGGTGCGCCGTTTTAATTCCATTAACCACCCGTAACGACTGATATATCAGCCTATAATAGGTATTGTGGAAAGTTGGTTAGTTAGTCACACAGTCGTAAATTGACGCTTTGCTTAATATGCTAAAACAACAACGACTAACCAATGATTCACAGCAAGCGTGGCGGAATAGGTAGACGTAGTAAATACCAGTGTTGAATAGGCACAGACCAGTGATTTATTCGTTGTTAGGTGCAAATCCTAACCGCTTGCATAAACTTGAAAACATTTGTATTATCATGTTCATTATGATATAGTTAACTGTATTAAGCTTATTTGCTTAGAGAGGCTACTAACGATTAATTATATGATTGTTATAAGATAGTCTATCTATTAATGTTGATTAGGTTGAGCAAATAGGCGCGTATTTGTAGCATATTAGGTAATGCAGTAAGTTGTTGATCTTCATTCTGTGAGATGAAAGATTCAGGTTTAGTAATAAATGAGTTCGAAACTCATCAGATACATTAGTTATTAAAGGTTATCCAATCGGGTAGCCTTTTTATTTTGCAATGAAAGGTGATAAAGATGAAACATGTTGATTTAAGTAAACCTGGAACGTCTGTTTTTTATTTTCCACCTAAGGTTAACCTAACATTCCTTGATTTTTTTCAGTATACTAAAGAAAAACAAAAGAGGAATAATGATATGGATCCACAAATAGCAGCACTTGGTGTACAACTTGCAGCAGAACTTACAAAGAATACTGCTTCTGCAGTGAATGATAAAATAAGATCTGCGAAAGCAAAACATGAAGACAAACAAACCATTGCAGAATTAATTGATTTGGTGCAAGAACTTGTTAGTGAAAAACAAGATATTCAGTCAATAGCACAAGCTTATGAAAAAGAATTAGTTGCACAGCAATTATCTAAGCAAGATATAGACTTTATCAGTGAAGCTGTAGTGCCTGTTCTTAAAAATCTTGGTGCTGACTCAATGGAAGAGGAAAAGTTGCAAGAAACAATGGATATAATTGAGCCTTTGCTTTCACCAACAACGTTGCGTGTTATGCAAATATTAGGATTTAATTTTAAGAAGGCAGTGGGTGAACCGTTAACAAACTTATCGAATGAAAAGATTAGAAATTTAAGCGAATCACAAAATGTAGAGTTTAAAGCAATTATGGCGCAAAGAGATGTTGAATATTTTAAAATAATACAAGATCCAGAAGCATATGCAAGAATGCTTGACGCCAAAGAATATTAACAATTAGGTAGCAATCAAAAGATTGTTGCCTTTTTATTTTGCGCTGAAAAGGAGTATTGATATGAAGAAACTAATTAACTATGCGTTGGTGATATCGGTTATTACTTTTTTTCCTGCGGGTGTTATCACATTATTTGCACACTTTGGTTTAGATGAGTATATGCAAGGTGTGGTAAGTGCAACGATAGGATACGTGGCTATACAAATGACCGATACATATTTCAAGGATAAGAGCAATGGCAAATGAATGGTATCGCCGATTAGAAGATCAGATTATCGGCACGATTGATAATAAGAAAAAGAAAGCTGATGAAAAGCAAAAGAAAAAGCGAGGTGGGTGATATGTGATGAAACTGACGGAAAAACAAAAGCGCTTTGCTGATGAATACATTAAGTCGGGTAATGCTACGCAGGCAGCAATTACAGCGGGTTATAGTAAGAAGACAGCTACAATAGTGGCGTCACAAAACTTAACAAAACTTAATGTTAAAAACTACATAGATGAGCGTATGCGGACCATTGAAAATAACCGCATTATGACCGCCAAGGAAGCCGTTGAATTCCTAACTAGTGTAGTTAGAGGTGACGTGAAGGAAACGGTTGTTATCGGCACACCAATGGGTGCTGAAGAAGTTGAGAAAGAGCCTGATGTTAAAACGCGGATAAGCGCAGCCAAAGAGATATTAAAACGCTATCCTGACAACGACAAGGTCATGGAACAACAATTGCGCAAGCTGACTGCTGAAGCTGATATTGCAGAAGCGCATGCAAAACGTGAACTATCAGATGAACAGAATAGCAGCATAGAAGTAAGTATAGTCATGCCAGAACAGGAGGATAACAACGATGAATAAATTAGTTGTTAATGTTCCTAAGATGGTTGATCCAGCTTATTACAAGCTATATACGTCTAAACAACAGTACATTGCGTTAAAGGGCGCTCGTGCCAGCGGTAAGTCAGTAGCGACTGCATTTAAAGTTGTGATTGACATTATGCGTTATCCCTATGTGAATTGGCTGGTAGTGCGGCAGTTTCAAAACACGCAGAAAGATAGTACATTTGCGATTATCAAGTGGGCTGTTCACTATATGGGACTAGACGATTATTTTAAATTCACTGTTAGCCCTTTAGAAATTACATATAAGCCAACACAACAAAAGGTGTTTTTTCGTTCAATGGACGATCCTTTGAAAATCACTTCTATCACAACCACAGTGGGCAAAATATGTCGTAGCTGGTGGGAAGAGGCTTACGAGTTAAAGAGTGATGAATCATTTCAAACTGTGATTGAATCTATGCGTGGCGAGTTGCCAGCTGGTGGCTTTTATCAGCATGTGATTACATTTAACCCGTGGAGTGATCGACACTGGCTTAAACGCGAGTTCTTTGATGAAGATACAAGGCGCAATCACGTCTTATCTTTCACAACGACTTATAAAAATAACCACCATTTGAACCAAGACTTTATCGACAGCATGGAAGAAATGGTTATTCGTAACCCAAACCGTGCCAAAGTGGCTGTATATGGCGACTGGGGTATATCAGAAGGACTTGTCTTTGACGGTTTGTTTGAGCAACGAGACTTCAGCATGGAAGAGATTGCTAAGCTACCTAAATCAGTTGGATTGGACTTTGGTTTCAAGCATGATCCAACCGCCGGTGAGTTCATGGCAATCGACCAAAAGAACAGAATTGTGTATGTGTATGACGAGTTCTACCAACAAGGTATGCTCACACAAGCGATTGCACAGTCATTAGCGAAGCATAAAGCTTATGGGTTACCAATTACTGCTGATAGCGCAGAACAGCGCTTAACGACTGAATTAGCAAGTGTTTACAACGTCCCTAATCTAAGGACAGCTGGCAAGGGGAAAGGCAGTGTGATTCAAGGTGTGCAATACATGCAAAGCTATCACTACGTTATCCACCCAAGGGTTCAAGGACTATTAAGTGAAATGAACACTTACGTTTATGACAAGGACAAACTTGGTAATTGGTTGAACAAGCCTAAAGACGAAAACAACCACGCCATTGATGCCTTACGATACGCAATGGAGCAATATATGTTTGTTGCAAATAATCACTACATGAGCTATCAAGAACGTGCGCAAGCCGTCAAGAATTTAGGACTATAAAGGAGGAGCGATGGAAAAGACATTTAGCGATAATCAGAAAGCTAATTTAATCTATCAAGATGAATTAGAAAATCTGACGCCAAAACGTATCATGCAGTTTGTTAAACATCATAATCAATATCAGAGACCACGACTTGAAAAACTAGATGAATATTATAAAGGTTTGAATGTTGGCATTTTAGAACAAGATAACCGTCGTATTGATGAAGGCAAGTCAGATCATCGAGCGGTGCATTCATTTGGTAAATATATTGCAGACTTTCAAACGTCATTTAGTGTTGGTAACGCCATTACGGTTAAACATGATGATGATACTAGGCTTGATATTATTGAAGATACCAATAGCTTTGATGATATTAATAGTGATTTATTTTTGGATATGACACGTTTTGGACGTGCTTATGAGTATATTTATCGTGGTGAAGATGACATCGAACACAGTGTTGCTCTAAGTCCATTAGAGACGTTTTTCATCTATTCACTAGATGTTGAACCACAACCAATCATGGCAGTACGGTACCATTTGATTGATACTATTGATGACGCCGCTATTTCAAATGAATATCGTATTGAAACATGGACTGAAAGTGAATACGTTAGCTATCAACCAACAACTGTTAATGGTTATCTTGTAACAGCTGACACGTTTGAATTATACGCATTTCCGATGATTGAGTATAAAAATAATAAGTTTAGAATTGGTGACTTTGAGAATATTATTCCGCTGATTGATTTATATGATGCGGCACAGTCTGATACAGCCAACTACATGACTGATTTGAATGATGCAATGCTTGTCATCAAGGGGGATATTGATACATTACTGCAAGGCTCAAATATGATGAATGGTATTGATCCTACTGATGAAGATGCAGCTGTGAAATTAGCTAAAGACAAAATGGAAATGTTAAAGTCCATGAAGTCGGCTAACATGTTGCTGTTAAAGTCTGGTATTTCAATGACGGGTCAACAGACAAACGTCGACGCTGATTATATTCACAAAGAATATGATGTGACTGGTACAGAATCATACAAGGATAGGCTGGCTCATGATATTCATAAGTTCTCACATACACCTGATTTAACAGATGAAAACTTTGCGGGTAATGCTAGTGGCGTTGCAATGAAGTATAAAGTATTGGGAACAATTGAGTTAGCAAGCACTAAACGTAAAGCGTTTGAAACTGGATTGCGTCAACGATATACAATCATCAAACAACTGGAAGACTTATCAGCTAGTGGAATGAAAGTTGAACCAAATGAGATTCGATTTACGTTTACGGATAACATGCCTGTTGATGACGTTGCTACCATAGCACAGATTGTTAGTGCTGGTGCGACATTACCTCAAGAATATTTGTATCAATTCTTGCCAAACGTGACTGATCCTAGTGAAATTACTGACATGTTAGCAACCCAGCAAGCTTCACAAGTTGAACAAGCTAGATCTAGCTATGGCGTACAACTAGATGCCGAAAAGGGAGATGAGGACGATGGCGAATAGACCGGAGCAAACCTCTGAATACTGGAAAAAGCGCCTTAAACAAGAACAAGAGTACATGAATAAAGCCACTAATGTTGATGATATTACGGAACATTATGATAATGCGATTGATGACATCAACAAGAAGATTGAAGCCGAATACGCACATCTACAATTATCAGGAATTAGTAAGAATAAAGTGACTAATGCTGATATTAAGGCTTATGAGCGTGAAGCTAAAGAACTTGTTAAGTACGCTGAAAAAGAACGTAAATCATTAGGCAGAAATCTGACCCAAAAAGATTTTACAGACGAAGTTAACGAGAGGATGAAAATCTATAATGCAACTATGCGCATTAGTCGTTTGGAATATCTGAAAGCTGAAACTGCAATGTCTCTGATTAAGGCTGGGGTTGAGGTTGATGCTGACTTACAAAAAAAACTTAGTAAGCAGTATGTGAATGAAAGGGTGCGACAGGCTGGTATTTTAGGACTTTCAAAAGTAGAAGCTGCTAGAGCAAAGAACGCCGACAAACTGTTCAAAATCGTGGCGGCACAAACCAATGGCGCAACATTTAGCCAACGAATTTGGCGAAGCACGGATGATCTAAAAGCTAAATTAGATGTGTTATTGACTAATAATATATTACAGGGCGAAAATGCTAATGTAATTGCTAGACGACTCAAAACTTTAGTTACAGGAAATTTTAAAGATAATACTAAATACGTCACTGAACGCTTAGCTAGAACAGAGCGTACACGTATTATTGGGCAGGCACAAAAGGACAGCTATCGTGAAAACGACATTGAGTACGTTAAGTGGATGGCTGAATCTGGTGCGTGTCGTTATTGTGTGGTTGCGTCAGAGGGCGGATTACGTGGTGAGGGTATCTACAAAATAGATCACGAACCAATCTATCCGCACCACCCTAATTGTCGGTGTAGCTTAGCCGCTTATTATGACGACGATATAAATGTTAAAACGAAAAAAGCGACTGAACAGGACGTTGAAGCAGGAGACAACTTAGACGATCCAGTGCTGAGAGCAATACAAAAACTTGATGGCGTCCAACTGAATGATTTGAAAGGCATTAAATCAATTGTTGATAACGCACCAAAAGATATACAACGTTTTTATAAACAATTTGGTGATGGAAATATTGAAATGGGTACTGGTAGTTACTATTCGCCTGCCAATGATAAAATAACTTTAAAAGCTGATGCTTACACAAAATTAGATGAAAAAGCAGTGAATCCTAAATTGAGTTATGGTACGCTTTTTCACGAAATGGGGCATAAAGTTGATCATCGTATGTCATTTGGTGGTGTTAAACAATCAACACAACATGGGTTACAAGCATCCGCTAAACGTGAATACAAAAAGTTGGCAAAAGACAAAGGGTTTGATGAGTTTATTAATACGTTATCTTTTATACAGGAAGTTCATGAAACAAATGACTGGGGTGCTTTTTCAGATGTGATAAATGGTACTTCAAGCGGTAAAATAAACTTAGGGTCAGGTCATTATAATAAAAAAGGATTACCTGATAAAAGTTATTATAGTAGCAACTTAGGAGATGAAGTATTCGCCAACTTGTTTGAAACGACTGCTTTGAATAGTGATGGTAGAAAACTGTTTGAAAAATACTTCCCTAAAACAACAGCAAAATTCGATGAAATTTTAAGGGGAAATTATGAAGAAGAGTGAGTTAGAAACAAAAAGTTATCAACAACTGTTTGAATTATATTACCGATCAGGTGGAAATATTGATATTAATCATTACGCAACTAGTGATGAATTGATTGATGCATTATTATCAGGCAAGAAGTTGCTTGGTGGTTTCACTGAAGATGAAGATGTTCTCTACTAAGTAGGCACTAACAAACGTTGGTGCTTTTTATTTTGTCCTAAGCATGACAATAAAAGGCTGTTACATAGCGTGTATGGGTTATTAGCGTGTCGTGTGTGGGTTGAATCGTTCATGGGGCAATATAATCGCTAATTAATGTGTATGGACTAATCAAAAGGAGAAATTATTATGGCAGAACCAATCGAACCTAAAGAACCAGTTGAACCAAAGCAACCAAAAACAGATGAACCTAAGACACTGACACAAAGCGAATTAGATAGTCTGATGGATAAACATGCTGCAAAGGCATTAGAGAAGCAACGGGCTGAATTTGAAAAGAAGCTGAACGATGCACTTGAAAAAGGTAAGTCTGAAGGTGAACGTTTGGCTCAAATGAGTGCGGAACAAAAGGCACAAGAGGAGGCTAAACAACGTCTAGATGAACTTGAAGCCAAGGAGCGTGACCTTAACCAACGAGAATTAAAAGTTACAGTGGCTTCTACTTTGAAAGAGCGTGAGCTACCAACTGATTTAGCTGATTACTTAATTGAGCTTGGTGATGCGGATAAGATTTCAAATGTTGTTGACGGTTTACATCAAGCTGTTCAACAAGGTATTAACGATGGCGTCAAAGAACGTTTACGTCAAAAGTCACCACAGAATGGGGCAACTCAATTTGGTGATGATATTGACAAGAAGGAATTTGATGCTATGACAGCAGCGGAACGTGCAACTTTATTTGCACAAAACAAAGAACTATTTAATAAGCTTACGGAGGCATAAAAAATGGCAGATACATTAACAAAACTAGCAGACTTGGTGAATCCACAAGTCTTAGCACCAATTGTTTCATATGAATTTAAGAATGCAATGCGCTTCACACCATTAGCAAGCATTGATAACACATTAACGGGAACAGCTGGAAATACGTTGACATTCCCAGCATTCACTTATATCGGTGACGCACAAGACGTTGCTGAAGGTGCACCTATTCCATTGGATAAGCTAGGTACGTCAACTACCAGCGCAACTGTTAAGAAAGCAGCTAAGGGTACTGAAATCACTGATGAAGCTGTTTTGTCAGGGTATGGTGATCCAGTCGGTGAATCAACTAAGCAATTAGGGTTATCTATTGCTAACAAGGTAGACAATGATATTTTGGCAGCTGCTTTGACAGCTACACAATCAGTCGATTTTTTCGCAACATCTGACATGGTGCAATCGGCTTTGACTGCTTTTGCAACAAATAGTGACGATGATGATTCACCAGTCGTTGCAGTTATGTCACCAGCCGATGCAGCAGCTTTGCGTAAGGCAGCTCGTAATGAGGGTACTGGATCAGAAGTATCAGCTAACGCATTGGTAAATGGTACTAAGTTTGAAGTGCTTGGTGTACAAATTATCGAATCAAACAAGGTTACCGCAGGACAAGCAATCTTTATTAAGGTAAACGCTACTTCACCAGCTATTAAGTTGATTATGAAGAAGTCAGCTTCTGTTGAAACAGACCGTAATATTATTAATAAGACAACAGTTTTAACTGCTGATGAGCATTATGTAGCTTATTTGTACGATCCTACTAAGGTAGTGGTTGCAAAAAAAGCAGAAGCCTAGTCGGCACGGCTGAAGTAGGCAGTGCAACAGCAAAATAATCTAGATAAATTGAAGGGAGTATATTTATGGCTTATACAGCTCATGAATGGAAGAGTGGCGATGCAATTACCGCCGAACGATTGAACGCACTAGAAAACGGTGTTCAAAATGAACAAGTCGGACCATCTGGCACAAAGGGTAATACAGGTGCTGCTGGCAAAGATGGTGCAGACGGTAAGTCAGTTAAAGCAATCGACTTAACAGTTGATACAGATGGTAAAGTAACTGGTGGTACAGCTACTTTGTCCGATAACTCTATACTAGACATCACTGTATCTACTGCAGAATAACTAATTAGGAGGCAGACATGGAACTAAGTGATCTAAAAACCATGCTGCAAATCAAGCAAGATGATACTAAGCGTGATGATATTCTCAATCTTATTATCAAAAATACAAAGCAAGCATTGTCATTTAAATTAGGTTTAAAGACTGATAAGAATATTCCCAGTGAATTAGACTTTATCCTGCTGGAAGTGTCTGTAAAACGCTATAATCGCCTAGCTAATGAGGGTATGAGTTCATATTCTCAAGAAGGGCAGAGTATTACGTTCAGCACGAATGATTTTGATGAGTTCGCAAATGATATTGCCAACTGGAAAGATGAGCACAGCGTTAAGGATAATAATTCTGGCGCTTTTTTGTTTATTTAGGTGGTAAATATGCGATTTAACGATAATATTCAATTTTATTCAGAATCAGCAAGCCACTATGATCCAAAGATTGGTGATTATGTAGGCGGTATCGCTATGGTTGGTGAAGAGATTGCTAATGTGACTGAAAGTGGTACTGACACTAGCGTACAAAGCTTTGGCGATATAGCCACTCAAACGCTAGTTATTCGCTTTGTGAACTCGATTGATTATAAATGGTCATACATGAAGATTAATGGCTTAGAAACGAAATATAAGCCAATTACAACACGCCAACCATTGAAGAATAACACATTGATTGTAGGTGAGATGAATGGCGATTAATTACAAGCTAAATGGCCTGGGTAAATTACAAAAAGAACTTATGCAACGTGCTTCTAAAGACAAAGTTGTTAGTATTGTTAAACAAAATACAACTCAAATGCAACAAAAAGCAATGTCTAAAGCATCTAGTGTTTATGTTAAGGGATATTCAACTGGCGATACCAAAAAAAGTATTGGTATTTCTTTTGAAAATGGTGGCATGAGTGGTGCAACAGGTATGGGTATGGAATATAACCCATACACTGAGAAGGGAACACGTTTTATGTCTGCTGAACCACTATTACAACCAACATTTAATAGCCAAAAAACTAAGTTTAAATCAGATTTGGAGAAGTTACTCAAATGACAAGTCCACAAAAAAAGTTGTTTGATACGGTGTTTGACTTGTTAATTAACCAAGGTTATACGGTCTATGATTACTTGCCATTAGAAGACGAACCTGTTGAGTATCCAATTGTTGTCATGGGTGCAACACAGCAAACCAGTGCAATGACGAAGTATTCACGCAATGATCATGTATTCTTGACTATTGATGTATGGGGAAGTAAGAAGCAGCGCAAAGTCGTTAGTGATATTGCTGACTATATCTACAATTTGGGTATTGGGTATATTAAAACAGATGAATATACATTTTATGGCCAAACCAATCAACAAGATTTGGAGATGTCGATTGACACCTCTGTACCAAACACAACGTATCAACGAGCAACAGTTAAATTAGAAATAACTATTATATAAAAGGAGAACAAAAATGGTTAAAACATTACAAGGTGTTAAGTCTGTATTGTTTGCCCGCAAACATTCTGATGCGGCAACTAAAGAAATGCAGTTAGTACCTTATCAAACGTCACTAACATTTGACCCTAGTCGGGATAGTGACTCAACAGCAACGAAAGACGGAGCAGTAAATACTTCATCATCAATTGAAACTGATTTAGAGGTCGAGTTCATTAACAACACGGCAGCAGTTTCTGATGAATTATTGCAAGCTATTTTTGATGACGAACTAATGGATATGGAAATTGTTCGTATGGATCGCGCCAATGCATCTGGTGAATATGAGGCATGGTACATGCAAGGACACGTATCAGAAGATTCAAATGATAATGATGCTGATGATAACTCAACTCGTGATGTATCATTTTCCGTTGATGGTACACCAAAGCACGGGTGGACCAAATTAACTACTGCCCAACAAAACGATGTCGATTATGTCTTCCGTGGCTTAGATGCTATTACAGAAGAAGATGCTACTGGTGGCGGTACCGCTTGGAAGGATACTGATAACGGCGTAGCTGAAGACCCAAAAGTCTAAACCCGACGGCTAACTTAGTCGGACAAGGTGAAGCTGATCGGGCAGTTATTGGATAAATAAAATGTTGTCGCCGAGAAATGCACAATACCTATTGGGGGCGGCTTTGATGAAAGGAATTAATATAATGCAAATCAAGATCAACGGTAAAGAAGTAGAATTAAAGTTTGGGGTTAAGTTTGTACGTGAATTGGATAAGGTAGCAGGGCTTGATTTAAACGGTGCATCTTTTGGTATGGGGCTAACAAAGTCAATTCCGTCATTACGTACTGCAGACCCTGCAGTATTAGCAGATGTTATTTATTCCGCTGCCGCAACTAACAAAGCTTTCCGCCCTTCACAAGATGATGTGGATGATTTTATTGATAACTATGAAGAAGATCTTGAAAAACTATTTGATAACGTTATCAAGGAAATGTCACAAGCCAATGCTATTAAGGTGGCACTAAAAAACGCCAAAGCCTAGACGATGAAAAGCAGGAAAACAAAACTAGTGAACAAACGTATCACGAAATTGTATTAAACTGCTTAACTCGTCTAGGTTTTTCTATATCGCAAATGTACGAGATAGAAACAATGACGTTACCTGAATATCAATTGGCTATGGAAGCTTACGCAATCAAGCAGACGTTAAGGCGTGAAGACATTGCTATGCAAGCTTGGTTTAATCAAACAGTTCAAGCAACTAAGGGCAGTGATAAACACCCTAAGCCACGCTACAAGAACTTTAAGGATTTCTACAACACAGAAGAACAAGAAGATGAAATAAGGGTGCAGTTTGAACCTAATTACACTTCCAAACATGTTCAACAAAAACAAGAACAAGAACTTATTCAAGAGCGTTTTGAAAAATTGCAAGAAATGAAACAACAAAAGAAAGGAGGAAATTAAATGGAAAGTTATTCAGTACAAGCTGTCCTTTCTGCTGTTGATAAAGGATTTAGTAGCGCCTTTAAAGAGGCTGCTGACTCAACTCAAACCTTGCAGCAACGTTCTGGTAAATCTTTAGCGGCTGTTGGTAAGGCAACTACTGTTGTTGGTGCTGCAATTGGTTTATTTGCTGGTAAGGCAATTAAATCATATGGTGATTTTCAAGATAGCATCAATCAAGCAGCCGTTATTGGTGGCTCAAGTAACAAGTCTTTGAGTGGTGATATGAAAGGTCTTGAAAAAGTAGCCTTATCACTTGGTAAAACATTGCCTGTATCAGCTGATGATGCTGCGCAAGCCATGGTCGAAATGGCACGTAATGGTGCATCTGTTGGCGAATTGAAGAAAGAATTTCCGGCTATTGCAAAAGCTGCTGCTGTATCTGGTGAAGATATGACGGCAACTGCCACGACTGTTCAACAAGCTATGAATATTTGGGGTGGTGGCGCTAAGAACGCTGCTAAAGATTCAGCAACATTAGCTGTTGTTGCTAATAGATCTAACGCCACGATTGGTGACATGGGGCAAGTGTTTGCCAACGTTGGTACAACAGCCAAGAACCTTGGGTTTAGCCTTAAAGATGTTGGTATTGCTGCTGGTTTGATGACAAATGCCGGTATTCCAGCTGCACAAGCTTCACAAGATTTAAATCATGCATTTTCACAAATGGTTAAGCCATCCAAAGCTGCTAAAGCTACTATGGAACAATTAGGACTTTCATATACTGACCAGCAGGGAAATATGAAGCCGCTAAAGAAAATAATTCAGGACACTGCTACAGCTACCAAAGGCATGAGTGGTGCTCAAAAAACTGCTGCATTAAATACATTATTTGGAGCTGCTGGTGCGAAGGCAATTGCACCATTAATTGACAGTGTTGGCGCTAAAGCTAAGAAGTCAGGTAAAGGTTGGGATAGTTTTAGTTCTTCTATTGATAAGGCTGCAGGCTCAACTGCCAAAGCTAATAAATATTTGACTGATAATTCTCAAAATATGACTAAAAACGTTGGCCAAGCGATTGATCAGATGTTAGATGCATTTGATGCGTTAATTAAAACATCTATTGGTTCAATAGCACCACAAATTAAGGCAGTAGCAAATGCAGTCGGAGATTTTGCAACTTGGTTGCAAACTTCTAAGTCACCAATGGCTTCATTCGTCAAAGGATTGATTGCATGGTCACCAGTTATTGCTGGTGTGCTAGTGGTAATAGGTGGTTTATCACTAGGGTTAGGTAAACTTATTAGTGCATTTTCAGCACCGATAAAGGCAATTAGCAGCTTTGGGAAAGCCACTAAGACAGTTGGGCCACTAGCAGGTAAAACTGGTGGCCAATTAGCTGGTATGGGCGCTAAAGCTGCCGGAATTGGTATCGGAATAGGTGCCGCAACTGCTGGTATTGGTGTTATGGCAATGGGAATAGCTAAATTAGCCGAGACAGGTTCACAAGGGATTGCTACATTAGCTGCTGTGACAATTGCTGTTGGTGCATTAGTAGTTGTAGTTGCTTTGTGTGCTTCAAGTCTAACGGCTGGTGCAGTCGGTATTTTAGCGTTTGGTGCTGCAGTAGTGGCCATTGGCGTGGGAGTTGCCATCGCATCCGCAGGAATAGCAGTAATGGCTACGGCCTTTACTACCCTAGCAGGAACGGGGACGGCTGGTTTGTTAGTAATCGTTGCCATGACAGCTGCAGTATTAGCTGTAGTCGCTGTATTTGCATTGCTAGCGCCAGTTTTAACAGCTAACGTTGTTGGCTTAGCTGCATTTAGTGTTGCTGTTATTGCGGTTGGCATTGCTATGTTAGCAATTGGTGCTGCCATTGCAATCGCTTCAGCTGGATTAGCATTATTGGCTACTCAATTGCCGATTATTGCAACGTATGGACTTAGCGCCAGTGTTTCTATATTGGCACTATCAGTTGGCATTGCTGCATTTGGGGCAGCTTCATTAATTGCAGCAGTTGGCATTGCTGCATTGTCAGTTGCAATATTGGGTGCAAGCGTAGCCGTTACGGCAGCTGCAGTAGGTGTTACTTTGTTTTCTGTTGCAATTGCAGTTTTAGGAATAGCTGTTGGCGTTGTTGCTGCCGCAATGACACTATTTGGTGTCTCACTAACAATTGTAGGAGCATCATTGCCGATGATAGCTACATATGGATTATCAGCTTCGGTAGCCATTTTAGCATTATCAGTTAGTGCTGTTGCTGCTAGCGCTTCTATGATTGCTTTAGGAGCAGGATTAACCGTTGCAGGAGCAGGAGCAGTGGTATTTGGTGCTGGAGTAGTCGTTGCTGCTGCTGGGCTTACGGCTTTAGGTGCTGCTGGTGTAATTGCAGGGGCTGCTATTACATTAATTGGTACAGGTATTATTATTGCTGCGGCAGGTGTTTCAAGATTTGGAACAGCTGCAACGTCTGCTTCCAAGCCTACTGGAACGCTTGCAATTAACTTGGCTAAATTAGCAGCTGCTGGAGTAGCTATGGTTGCAGGCGCAGCTGGTATTACAGCTGGTGCCGTAGCTCTAACAGCAATGGGTGTAGCAGTGGCGTTAGTAGGCGGAAAAATTAAATCTTTATCATCTGCAGTCGTTTCAATGGATAACAACTTCGCAACAATGAAAGGACATGTTAATTCAGCTAAAAGCGCAATTTCAGGCTTTTCTTCCACTGCCAGCTCAGCTAAAAGCACAATATCTAGTTTTACATCGAGCGCTAGTTCTAGTTTTTCTAGTTTGAAATCTAGGGTATCTTCATCAATGACTAGTATAAAATCTTCTATTTCAAATGGGTTTAAAAATGTTGGTTCATCTATCAAAAGCTCGATAGCTTCGGCAAAGTCATCTGTTACAAGTGGTTTCAACAGTATGAAATCTGCAGCTTCATCTGCAGCTAGTGGTATGGTATCGGCTGTTCGTTCGAGAATGACCAACTTACGTTCTGCTGTGAGTTCTGCAATGAGAAGCGCTGCCAACTCAGCAAGAAGTGCCAGGGGTGAATTTTCATCAGCTGGTGGTTATGCAGCTGCTGGAATGATAAATGGTATTTTGGCACAGCGTGGTTCAGTAATGGCAGCAGCCGCTTCTGTAGCAGCATCAGCTGCCGCTGCTGCGCGTCGAAACTTGAAGATACATTCACCATCACGAGTATTTTTTGGCATAGGTGGTTATGTCACTGAAGGGTTTGTCAATGGTATTGGATCTATGAATAGGTCTGTTGTAAGTGCCGCAAACGGAATTGGTAATTTGGCTACCGATGCAATTAGCGCACCTATTAATTCGTTAAATAATAATTTATCAGGCTCATACAGTGGCGTTATGACGTTAGATCAAACTAATAACACGCAACCAGCAAATATTACAGTTGGTTTTGACAAGCATGGTTACAGTGCTTATGTTGACGACATCAACAATCAACAAGGAAAAACAGCATTGTTAAAGAAAAATAATAGTGTGCAACTATAAAAGAAAGGAGGACACGAATTGGGTTTATATGAATTTACGGATTTGAATAAAGGTAGTTCAAGTGTTTATTTGCCAAGCGAATCAATCACGTTTAATGGGCATCAACTTGATAGTCAGTTAGTTGGCTATCAAACGTTAAACGTAGAGGGACGTTCAAGTTTCACTCGTGCTATTTCAACTGCGACAGGACTATTTGATGGTGATTTATTTTTATCTTCGCGGATAGAATCGAACAAAATAAAAGTTAAATATATGGTTTCAGCCAAAACAAATAGCGATTTCAATGTTTTGAATGATAATTTAAAAAATTATCTACAAGGCAATGAAGTCGCTTTTAAATTTGCTGATGAGCCAAACTACACACGATACGGCACGGTTACAGCTAACGCACTAGATAATCCAGGACAATTAACGACAACTGGTGTGTTTGAAATTACAATGTCTGATCCATATAAATACGGCGCAAGTAAGAGCTTGTCAGGAACAGATAACATTATCATTTCTGACACAACATTAAGTTATGCTCAGGGTTTTGACACACTTATTTTTACAAATAAAGCAGATGTGTCAAAAATTGTTTTAACCGTTGGTAATTTTAACCTGACGTTAGGTGGTTCGTTCAAGGCTGACAACATATATACGATTAACTACAAAAATAAAACAATTACTGAATTAACACCAAGTACTAACGTTAAAAAGTCGGTTAATTCAACGATTGATATTAATAACAGCGATATTTTTGAAGCCAAAATAAAAAATGGCACAAAAGTTGCTAGTGCACAGGCAAACTCAATTTCGTTGTCGTATAAGGTGAAAATACTATGATTTACATTTTTGATAAAAAGCAAACAATTATCAAGGTACTGACCAATGAAGATTTAACGGCTGGTCACCTTGATTTAAAAATAAATACGGCAACTACTTTTGAGTTTTCGTTGCCTGCAAACAAGCCATTACCTAGCAACGCAAAATATGTGGCTGTACCACATCCGCTAAACGGCAAGAAGTTCATTTTGTTACGATTAACGGAACGTACGGATAATGCTGATACCATTGATTATTCAGCTTATGAATTAGCGTATCAAGAGCTTGCTACTGATGGATACATTGCAGATAAGCGTCCAGCTAATCAAGATGCCTTAACATTAATGAAAACAGCATTAAATGGGTCTAACTGGGAACTTAACAATGTTAATGTTGCTGGTACGGCGTCAACTAATTTCTATTATATTGACCACTTAACAGCCATTAGTAAAGTAGTTGAACTTCTGGGTGGAGAAATTGTATTTTATGTAGAGATACAAGGTAACACTATTAGTGGACGGTATATGGACTATTTAGCACGTCAGGGTGAAGATACATCTAAGGTGTTTGCAAATGGGTCAAACTTGCTGACTATCGAACGTCAAAGTGATACATCTGGCGTTTATACGGCTATTTTGCCTCGTGGGAAAGGCGTTCAGGTCGATGGTGATAATGATGTGTCCACTCCTGATGGGTATGGACGCAGATTAAACATAGCTGATGCTGTATGGAAGAAGTCGTCAGGTAAGCCATTAGACAAGCCAGCTGGTGAGATTATTTTGCGTGATCCAACTGCTAATGCGGAATGGGGGCACATTAACGGCAATTATCGTTTATTGTTAGAAACTTACGACGATATAGACGACGTTAATACTTTGATTAATTCAGCGTACAAAACGTTGCAAGCAGTTAATCATCCTAAAATTCAATATTCTGCAACTATTGCAGAAGTAGGTGGCTTATCACTAGGTGATACTGTTCTTATCATGCATGGTGAACGAGATTTGAGTTACAAAACTCGTGTGTTTGAAGTGGATTATGATTTATTAGATCCAGCGCAAACACAAATCTCGCTAGGGGATGATTTAAGTTCAAATAGCATTACTTCTCAAATTAACAGCGTAAGCTCATCTCAATCAATTGCCAGTGAGCAAACACAATGGACAATTAATCAAATTGGACGAGACTCAGTTACCTTTGGTACAGAATACCCCGAAAATCCCAAGGTTGGGGATACATTTTTTAAGTATTTGCCTAATGGCGACACTGTTATTTATGAATGGAATGGTGAAATTTGGGAAGAGAAAGCCTCTACACATACCGGGGCTGATATTAGTGCAGCGATTGATGATGCTATCGATACAGCCAACAAATACACTGATGAATTGAACGAGAAGCAAGCTAGTGAAGCAGCTAAGTTTAAATCAGAAACAACCACAGCTTTAAATAGTGCTTCAGCTGACAGAGAACGTATTTCTAAAGAAGCAACTAACATGACCAATAGTGCAATAGCTAGGGCTAATGAAGTTGCTAATAAAGCTGCTGAAATTGACGGCAAAGTTGTGGCAGTTGGTAAGTCTATAGATGGATTAACGGGTATCGTTACTGATAAGAATAGAGGATTATCGGCTGTTTGGGACTTAGCAAGCAACGGCCAAACAATTGCTGTTCAGGCACAAAAAGATGCAACGAGTGCTATTACCACAGCTCAAGGTGTGCAGATTAGTGTCAAACAATCACAAGATGACATTAAGAAACTGCAAGCAAAGATGAATTCCAGGGGACAAGTCAATCAGTTCAATAACAGTGAGTTTACACCTGACTTAGAGGGGTGGAACGTACAAGCTGACAAAGGTAGTAAAGCACCTTATCGGTCGTTTCTTTTGTACGGTTCACACGGAATCGGCTTCGATACCACGAACGCACCAGATAGTACTTTTGCACGTTTATCACAAACAGTTCAATTACCGAATACACGCTTAAGTACCGATGTGATGTCGTTATCATGGCGGGTTAGTACACGTAAGATGGCGCAGTACTGTCACATTTGGCTAGTTTGGCAGGATGCAAACGGGGATTCATTAAATCAGAACACCATGGGTAATTGGAATGATACCAGCTTGAACCAATACAACGTGCAGAAATGGGAAAACATTCCAATTCCTTTTGAAGCAAAACAAGTTGATGTGCGTTTCGAAACGCGAGAGGGTACAAATGCATATTTCTTCCAACCGATGCTGGTATTTGAGAAGACAGTAGGCGAGTATGTTGCCGGTGTATACAATAATAATAACTATATTGAATCAGTCCGAACTCAATTAGCAGGGCAAATAACTGATGAAATCAATGACCGTAAAAACGGGGACAATACAACTCGTACACAATTGACTGATATGTTTGATCAACGTGTTACATCGGTTGAAAAAGGCTTTCAATCTGCAATAAGTGAATCGGCAACCGCTATTACATTGGGAATTTCAAAGCCAAATCAGTTCTTAAATACTGAGTTTAACCCCGACTTAGAAGGTTGGGAAACTAATACATCTGGCAATATTAGAGCACCATATAGATCTTATTGGCAAAGTAACATTCAAGGAACTGTTGTTGGATGGAATACACTTAATGGTTCAGCAAGTTCGTATTCAAGATTGAGACAAGACGTCCGATTGCCTAGTACGCCAGGAGCAGGTCACAAAATTTCAATATCTTGGTACTCGTATACAGGACAAACAGATTTTTATAACAATTTATGGCTAAAGTTTTACGACAACGCTGGAAACGTGATAGCTGATGCAAACCAATACGCAAATTGGGCTGATAGAAACGGGCATAATCCCAGCGGTCAAAACAGTTGGACTGTTCAAAATAAATGGGAGGGAATTGAAGTTCCCGATACTGCGGTAATGGTTAATGTATCCTTTGAAGCGCGCGAGGGTACAAGCGCTTACTTAGGACATCCCATGTTGGTATTTGGACCAACAATTGGTCCATACATGCCAGGTTCTTACTCAGGCATGAACTCATCAACAGTATTGCAATTGTTTAAAGATAATTGGGGTATTGGATTAGCTGATAATATTGGTAAAATCACGAGTGGTATTATTGGCGACAAAAACAGCTTGAACTTGATTAATAACAACATTGTTTTGCAGGGTAACACGACTGTTACGGCTGATTTTTACGCTAAAGGTGGTAATTTTAAAAATCTAAACGCAAGTAATATCACGACTGGTACTATCAATGCTGCAAAGATTAATGTCATCAACTTAGACGTAAGTAGCTTGTCTGGTAATATCACTAACTTTATTAAGAGTTATTGGAACAATGCATATTCAAACGTGACAATAGATGCAACTGGTATGAGCGTTACATCAGGTAAAAAGCGTACTGATTTTAGAAACGGCGCAATCAACATCCAAACGCAGCGTGGCGAAAATTTAGGATTTTTAGGAACTTCTCACCTTACTCAAGATGATACAGTTGATTATTTAACGTTGTCGCTAAACGGTTATCGTACGACAAAACCAGGCGATGATCATTATGATCCATCATCAAAAGATTTTTATGGTGGTGACGGTATTTCGTTTGATGTCTCAGGACCAAACGGACAATATGGACCTATTATGCGTTGGAATTCCGATTATGCAGCGAATGTCATTGGAACGGATTCAGGTTGGCAAGTGCTGGACAGAATGTATGTTGAAAAAGGTTTGTATGCGCACAATGCACCTGAGCACTGGCGAGTATCGTGGACAGCATGGAGCGATTGGGGTAATTATAAAAACGTGTCACTAACTAATACCAAAGGAAGTGCTGGAATAGCAGTTAATGATGATAATTTGATTTTGTTTGGAACTAACAAAAGAACCGATGGAACTAAGGGCTGGAAAGTATAAGGTATAAAAATGGACGAATATGTAGTTAAGCGAGACATAAAAAACAAAAACGGTATTGTTGTTGCTACGATGACCGGAATTTTTACAGGTCAAGGCGAAACGCCTGTTATTCAAACATCAGGAACAGGCGCACCAGTAGGATTTAATGATGATGGTTCAATGCGAATGATTGATGATGAAGCAGATGCAATTGAAAAAGCACAACAGGAGTTTATGGCTGAGTTAATTGCCAAAAACAAAGCATTAACAACACTCAATGGGGGAAATCCTGATGACGTAAACGGAGGTTTGGAGTAATGGAAAATCATTGGCAAAAGGTAGCTTCTAAATTAGCCGTTGAATTTGCGCAAGCGAAGTTTGATTTAGCAAACGCACAAGTACAAATTGAAACCTTACAACAACAATTGCAACAAACAGAAGAGGAGAAATAATCATGAATATCACAGTAGGAGATTTGCAAGTAGGCTTTGTTGATGGGAAATTAGATTTGAATTATGCTTCGGTTTCATTTGATGCAGGGACCTACCCTAATCGTTTAAATGGTAGTGTACAGGTTACAAAAGAGGACGGCATTTCCATGACATCGTCAGAAGATGATATTAAAACTGCCGCAAAAGTTAAAATCCAAAAGTTGGTGTCTGATAAAGCTGAAAACACTGATGAAGATGAGGTGCCAACTGAAGAATGAATCAATTAGAACAATATCTAACTGAAATCGGTACGATTGTTGGAATCATTGGAACTGTGTCAGCTTGGCCAATATTCAAATTAATTCGTGACTGGTTACAGCGTAGGCAGCATAGCAAGACCGAGAGACTAGCAATGGCAATATCAGAAGCTAATAAGCCAGTAATTGAAACGTACGAGCGGGAACATGCAGCAGTCATTGAAGATATTGAAATTGTTAAGCAATCATTGATAGCAAGTTTGCATGATCGTATTTACGATGAAGGTAACCGATTACTAAATCAAGGGTATGCAACGATTGACGAAGTGAATAACTTTAACTATTTGTACGAGGCATATCACGAGCGATTAGGTGGCAATGGGACTGGCGAAGTGATTAATATACACGTTCGTGAACTGCCAATCAGAGATGGTAACACAGCGTACGTTAAAGAGGCAAGTGAGCTACACAAAGAAAGGGAATCACAGACAATTGAATAATGAATTTACGCATTTAGTATTAGCACTGTGGCAATCAGGTATTGCACCAGTGCTTTTAATTTGGCTAATTTTTATCTTAAAACGTCGATTTACAGGAAATAAAAAAGTCAGTGATTTATTGGCCTTAGCTGAATCAGCAGTAAATTGGGCAGAACAAAGTTCAACTGTTGGCGCTGAAAAGAAAGCTAACGCACTGAAATATATCGTTGATTATCTAGTGACATTGGATAAAGCACATTTATTTACATCAGAAGAACTTAACGATGCTATTGAAACGGCGGTCACAAAAATGAAAGGAATGACCAATGAATAAATTAAAAACAACCTTGGTTGTCTTAGGTACAGTTTTTGCATTAGGTGGTATTGGTGAAACAAACGTACATGCTGATACGCCACGTGTAGACATGATTGATGTTTCTAATCATAATGGAGCCATGACGTCACCAGAATTCACTTACATGCGTAATAACTACGGACTTAAAGCCATTACCACAAAAATTAGTGAGGGTGTTGGTTTCCACGATTGGACTGCTAAAGGAAACATTGCAGCTGCACAACAAGCAGGTGTTTATATCAACGGGTACCATTATTTACGATCAACAACGGTGGCTGGTGCCATTCAAGAAGCTCAATATGCTGTAAATATGGCAAAAGCTGACGGTTTACCTGTTGGCGCTGTACTAGCTGTTGATATTGAAAATCAAAATCAAATCGCTATGGGGCGGTCTATGCAACCCGTTGCCAAAGCATTTGAAAATGAGGTAGCCCGTTATGGTGGTTATCGCAGTACGACTTATACAGGTGGTTCAGCAATTTCAGTAAGTCCTGACGGAGAAAAAGCGTGGATTGCAGCATATCCATACGTACCAACGTCAGCAATGCACCAATACAATACGGAACATGCATGGCAATGGGGTTCAAAGCAAACTTTTGCCAGTTCATTAGGGGTATTTGATGTCAATGTCCTATATGATAACTTCTTCACGGCTGGTACTGATAAGAACGCAGTTGTACCCAATGTGACACCAACTAAGCCTATTAAACCTGCTGTAAATCATGATACTTCTGCAATCAAGAAGTTTAAGAATGCTGGTAATCGCTTTACAGCTTATAAAGGTTTCCGTGTAGATAAGATTGCTTATGTTAACGGCATGTGGCAAGCTATCAACTACAACTTTGCAGGCGGTAAAGATGCTAAGTGGACTGCTAATGGTATTCCACTAACTATGCTAGACAACTTAACTCGTGGTAATTATCGTGCTACACAAGTAGGTGATAACGTAAAATTTATGCGTGGTTATGACTATGGAACGATTGATAAATACGACAACAATTCGAATGGAGCAGGTATCAAAGAAGGTGATTATGGTATGATTTGGTATAGTGCTAAATCACTGTTAGCTAAATAAAGGTATTCACATAACTTGTTAAACTGGTTGATTTAGACCACTTTATAAATGAATCTAGTTGTAAATAAACTATAAATAAATTATAATTTATTTGACTTGATACCTTTTCTCCTAAAGGAATTAATCATAATAATTGTGTGCATAAAAAGACATTTATCAAGTTAAAAACCCCACTGGTCATTGCGATTGGTGGGGCTTTTTTTGTGTTGTCTACCTATATATAAGCAGATGGTAAACCAATCAAATTGTATTGATAAACAAAAAGCCTATTGAGCGACTAAATTAATAATCGTTCAACAGGCTCAAATTATTAACTGACAAACCAAAAACAGATTTGCCACTAATTTGCCACTAGGCACAATGTGAATACCTTTATATCAACGTTTATAGCATCTATAAAATGGACCTGGGGGGAATCGAACCCTCATCTCCGGAACCGGAATCCAACGTGATATCCATTACACTACAGGTCCATAACAAATAACAATTATAAACCAATAGATTCGTATTAGCAATAGAAATAAAATGCTTAATGAAGCATCATTAGGTTAAACCTTGCAGTTAGTTAAGTTTACCTTTATAATAAAAACTATAATAATATAAATTTATAACAGAAAAGGTGAATACAATGGCATCATCCGAAGGAAAGGCCACGATGGGCCGAAACATTAAACGTTATATTAAACAAAATGAGATAACAGCAGCACATTTGGCCGAAATAATTGGCGTATCAACAGCAACAATTTCGGATTGGTCAAATGGTAAAACATATCCAAGAATTGATAAGATCGAGGCCATGGCCGAATATTTTAAAATTGCAAAATCAGATCTTGTTGAAGAACCAAGTCAAGTTTCAAAAACGATGATGACTGATGAACCAGTATTAATGGCAGCACATTGGGGAATAGACATTTCAGGTTTACCAGATGAAGAGCGAGCACGTGTCATTGATCGTGCTAAGTCATACATTGAGGGCCTGATTGCTAATTATGAGGATCGGAATGGGAACAGATAGCTATGATAATCTCTTGATAAGAGTAGAAAATGATTTATTAGAGTTAGGGATGACACCCGTTATTTTAGATACAATGCCTTTAAAAGAAAATTCGGGATTAGATGGTGTTGCCTATCTTAAAGAAGATAAAGCGTATATATTTATTGATAAAACACTACCCATTTTTGAAAAGGCACGTACTTTGGTAGAGGAATTTCATCATGCGATTTCAGACATTGGGAATCATTTAGATTATAATACAAGCTTAGCGCATAATGATGAAGTTGTTGCTCGCGAAGCAGTTATTAAGTATATGACTAGTGAAGGAACTATGATAAAGATTGCACAAGAGTATGAAAATCAGCCATTTGAAGCGTGGATGTTATGTGAGTATTTAGGTTACCCGTTGGATTTTGCACAAGAAACCGTGGATTTATACCGTCACAGCGGCCTGTTAAATTAA